GCCCTTCTTCCCCATGAGCCCCAGGTACGGGAACCGGGACTCGAGCGTGTCCTCTTCCTCGGGCGTCCCCCCGCTGAAGAAGAGGACCTTCTGGTCGCGCTTGAACTCCACCATTTTGAGGTCCTCCTTACCGAGTGAAGCCGTAGAGGATGCGCCCGTAGCGAGGCGCACGCCCGATGATGTTGCCCGCGAAGAGCTGCTGGCCAGCCACGACCGTCGAGTCCTGGGCCACCTTGAAGCCCGTGAACCCGAACTGGAAGAGCTTGCTCACGCTCATGTGCAGGCGGATCTGCTCGTCGTTGCCGCCCGGGGTCCCCGGGTTCATCCAGATGAGGATCTCGAACTCGAGCGCGAGGTCCGCGGCGTCCGCGGGGGTGTACCCGAGCTCGATCGCCTCGTTGACGGGGAAGTCCTGGCTCGGGATGTACTGGGACGCAAGGATCACCGCGGAGTTGAACCGCGTGCCCTCCCAGCCGATCTCGACGTCCTTCACCGCCATGTCGATTCGGCGCTGGGGCTCGAAGCACTCCTTCACGAAAGCCTCGCCCCGGTTGCTCGTGATCCCGTACTTGGGCACGAACTTGCCGATCTTGCACGAGGCGTAGGAGTGCTCGAGGACGTGGTAGCTCATCCCCGGCCCAGCGTTGGGCTGGATGAGCCCCGTGGGGCTGTTGAGGGCGTTGAAGACGTCGGCGCGCGGCTGGCCCCCGTAGCTCGTGATGGTGTTGCCCGCGTAGGTCGGGTTCGTCTGGTCGGTGTAGTACTCCTCGAGCCCGTTGAGGAGCGCCGTGCGGTCGTTCCCACCGATGTTCTGGCCGTTCCCGTAGGAGTCGATCTCCAGGAGCGCCGACATGGTCATGGCAGCGTTGCCCAGGTCGACGGCCACGAGGTCGAGGACGGCCTCGGGTCCACGAACGAGGACTTCCACCTCTTCCGTGTACTCCGGCACCGTGACCTCGTAGTACTTCATGTCGAACTGGATCGCGGTCTTCGTCTGCTTCTTCGTGATGTCGAAGCTCTGGCCGATCTTGTAGGCCTTGCCCTTCATCGGGGCGTAGAGCAACTGCTCCTGGATCTTGGAGCCACCCGGGAACTTCGTCTGGTACCGGCTCTTCAGGAGGGCCATCACCGGCCCCGCCTTGAAGAAGCCGTCCGCGATCCCGGGCATGATGTGGACCTTCGTCAGGGCGTTCAGCTCGTTGATGTTGGGAGGTGCCATCTGCCTCTCCTATATGCTGACGAAGGGCACGCTCGTCAGACGGTTCTTACGCCTACGCCCCCTCTGCGTGCTTCCGCCACCCACCCGAGTAGTGGTCCTCGATCGCGGCCTTGATGCTGGCCTGGACGGGATCCACGCCCTCTCGCTTGAGACCTGAGAGGGTGCTCGGTTCCTGGGTGTCCACGATGTGGGGAAGCTGGGAGCGAAAATCTCGCGTGGCAGCGTCGCGCCCTCGCTGCTCGGCGAGCTTGATCTCTTCGTCGTGCTTGGCCTTTGCGGCTGCCGTCCGCGCCTCGGCGAAGCGCTCCGTGTAGGCCGCGCGGACGTTGGTCCCCTTCTCCTTCGCGTACTTCAGAAGCTCGTCGAAATCGAGGGGGGTGTTGAACTCCTCCCGGTGCTGGCGGTCGAGCTTGTGGAACTCCACCATGAGCCCGACCCCGTTCGCCTCGATGCCGTCGAGGCGCTCCTTCAGACCCTTCTCGAGCTCGTCGAGACGCTCGAGCTTCTTCATCACCTCGGGCGGGATGACCGCGGCTTGGTGCTCGCCGTCCTCGTTCCCACCCCGGGCCACGAGCTCGTCGTACTTGGGCTTGATCTCGTTGTACTCCTTGAGATACGCCTCCTGGTCCTTGAGCCAGCGGCTGAGCCGGGCTCGCTCGGCTTCCACGAGCTTCTGGGCCTCTGCAAGCTCGTTCCGACCCTTCGTGTGGTCTTCCTGCCTGAGAAAGCCGTCACCGAGGGTGTCCAGCACGGCTTCGACCGGCGAGAGAATCGCGGCGGCCTCCTTGCGCTTGGCCTCGTCCGGGATCTTCGTGAGGACCTCGTCGAGGTATGTCTTGCCCGATTCACGTCGTCCCACTTGCCTACCTCCTCAGTGTGCGGACCAGACACAGCGGCTCCCGGGGTCCGGGGTGTCCGTGTGGCTGCGCCTTGAGTGGTTGCACGGCTTTAGTACCCCTGCCCGACTACGGACGAGGGGAACTGGGTGCCCACCGCCTCTGGGGCGGGGGATACAGCGTCGCCAACGTCGGTGATGAAAGCAGCGAGCCCGCGCTTGATGAAGTCGCGGGCCATCGAAAAGTCCGTGGCGCCCATCGGGGCGGCCTGAATAAGGGCGAGAAGGGCGCGGTCGATCGACTGACCCATCGCCACGACGCCCTTCACGGCGTCGGCGCCAGGGCCTTCGCCTGGGGCCTGGGCCGTGAGCGCCGCGGCCTCGGGCGGGACGAGGGATTGAACAGACGCGGGGGCCTGCGCGGTCATCATCGCCGCGGGCGGCGGGAGACCAGCCATCAGCGCCGACCTCCAAGAGAGCGCCCACGCTTCTTGCCCTTCACAGCGAAGTCGTGGAGCTGTCCCTTCGTCATGTCCAGCATCCCGCGGTTACGCGAATAGAGCTTCCCCGGCACGTGCTCGGCGATCGCGGCCGTAACCCGCTGCTTCTCGCTCGTCGAGGGCATCAGCGCCTTCCCCCACAGCTCTTCCGTGGGAACCCCTTCTTGGTGGAGAGCTCTCTCCCGGTCTTCACTTCCTTGGCTTCGAGAGCCTTCGACTCCTTGGCCTCGTGCGCGGGAGATTCGTTGGGCCTCTCGTGCTTCATTCGGCTCCCCAGAAAGCAAAAGGCCCCAGGAATCGCTCCCTGGAGCCTTGGCGGCGCTCGTGCCGCTCGACTCGTCTTCGGCTATGAGGGTCGCATGCCTGTCAAGGGGCGTCAACCAAGGGGACCGCGGCCACTCCCAAGGGCAGAACACCCAGGGCCCGATTCGTGGCGCCTTGTGACCCAGCTTTGTTCAGGACGTGAAGCAACAGGCTACTGCCCCCAAGAGGAGGGGCTGCGGCTACTTACAGGGCTCTTTTTCCGTCTGCCTTGGGACCAGGACGCGGGCCGCGGGCGCAGGATCTACTACCTGCTCGTTGCCTGGAAGACCTGCCGACATCGCAGGGAGCACCCTTTCGCTTGCCTGTCTGCACGCCGGGTCTCCCCCGGCTCGCCCTCGTCCCCTGCCGACAGGGACCTCCAGCTTGAACTTTCCCCGGGGTCTCGCTGGAGCGCCACCACCCGTCGCGCACGTCGCGCGGAACTGGTTCACGAGGACAGCGTAGCAGGACTGTCAAGGGTGAAGAAAGAGAGCCGCGCTGGTGAACCAGTAGGGAGGGGAGACCTCCCTCAGCGCGGCTCGAGGATCCTCCAGGACCCCTGACAGGAATCTACGTCCAAAAAGCTGGGGAGGCAACCCTTTTCAGGGCTACCTCCCCATCGAACTCGGAGGATCCACGAGAGTGCTGAGGAAGGGCTCAGCGACCGTGGGCTTCCTGCAATGTAGGCCCCGGAGCCTCTCCCGTCAAGTCCACCCGGCGCTTGTCCACGATTTCAACAAGGCGCGGGATCCCGTCCTGCCAGTGGACGACGGTCTGCCCGGTGTAGCGCTGCTTGAAGAGGGCCGCGAGGAGCGTCGGGAGATTCGTAGCAGGAGTCTTCACTTGCTCTCCGTCACCGTCGTTCTCCCCCCGGCCTTCTGCTCGATTTTCGGCATGGCCCCACCGCTCGGGGGTCTCCCGGCTGCTGAGGGTGCCGCGGCGATCCCCATCATCTGCTCCGCCATGATCTTCTCGGTGATCGTTACCGGAACCCGGACCTCGGTCGGTGGAACCATCTGGGTGGCAGGGAGGCCGGTTGTGGGGTCCACCTGCTGGACCCCCGTTGCCGGGTCAATCACGGGTTGGGGCACGGGCTGCGCATTCGCCACTGGGAGCGGGATCGGCGGCGGGGTCCCAGCGTTCGGGATCTCGAGCTTCTCCATGAGGGTCCAGCGGTCCACGAGGCCCATCCGGTAGAGCTGCAGGTACAGCAGCTTCTGCTCCTGCGCGTTCATCGCGAGGAGGCTGTTCGGCGCCACGTAGAAGGTGAAGAGCCCCTTGAAGAACTGGGCCCGCTCGTCCCTGGAGAGCTCCACGTCGAGCTCAGGAGTGTAGCCCGGGTCCCCGGGCTGCATGCCCGGAATCATCGTGTCGGGGTCCCAGTCGACGTCTGCGAGGACGTTCCCGGCCTCTCCCACGAGGCTGTAGCGCCGCTTTGCGCTGTAGAACTGGAAGATGTTGCAGAGCAGCATGTGGGCCATGTCCCGAAGGAAGTACTCGAGGTAACGGCCCTCGAGCCGAATCCCCGGGGTCAGGGCGTTCTGGTAGCGCTCAAGGGTCTCGCCCGAGGGCACCTGGCGGAGCTGGAGGAGCTGCTGGAAATTGCTGGTCTCCCCAATCTCCTGGAACTTCTCGAAGAGGAACTGGACGAATGGCAAACCCCACGCGGGGACCTGGGCGACGTCGGCGAGCTTGAACATCTCGCCGTACTGCATGTTGTAGCGGACCTTCCAGTAGGGCTCCTCGGGGTTGAAGCTCTTGATGAGGGCGTCCGAGGTGTTCTTGTCCCACATGCTGCCGCGCCGAACGTGCTGGGAGAGGTTCCCCATGAGCCAGTTGGTGGCGCTGTTGATCCCGTCCTGCAGCGGGCGCATGTCCCCGGTGATCGGGATCCCGAAGAAGCTCCACGGCCACGGGTCGGGAGAGAAGCGGCCCACGGGGAAGTAGCCGTGCCAATAGGGATTCGGACCATCGTAGAAGACGTCGTTCTCGGTGGCCACGACGAGCCTGCCACGGGGGTAGAGGGGCTTGCCGGGCTGAACGAGGTAGGAGTAGTTGGCGCCCGGGGGTCCCACGAGCACCGCGTTCTGGCTCTTGTTGACGCTCTGGTCCTTGAAGTAGGCGTTGTAGGTCTGGATGCCAGAGGCGGGGAGCTGGGGGCCGCTCTTTGCCCTAGAGAGCCCATCGAGGGTCCCCGTGGCCATGGGAGCGTGGCGGAAGAACCGGGTGAAGAGCTGGCCCATCTTGCCCCCAGTGCTCGCCGCGGAGAGGATCGAGGGCATCTTGTCGGGGTACTTGGCCGCGAGCTTCCCAGGGTCCACTTCCTGGCGCAGCACCACCCCTCCCCAGTCCTGGATCCGGGTGCTGTGAGAGGGTCGAATCGGGAGGGTGTCGCGGGGGTCGCGGGGCAAAAGCACGCTGTCCCCACCACCTGGCAACGTTTCGTCGAATTCGAGGACCCCGTCGCCGCTGCCAGCCGCGAGGCCGTACTTGATGACGTCGCAGAGTGCCAGGTCGGTGAAGCGGGAGACCCACCAGACGATCAGGAGCTGGTTCAGGGCGGCGCTGGCGTCGGCGAAGGCTGGGTTCGCCACGCGCCACGCGAAGAGGGGCCGGATGTCCGTGAGCGCGGAGGCGTGGATTCGAAGGGTCCTCTTCGTCTCGTTGATGATGACCTTGGGAACGAAGCTCGGGCGCCCTCCCCGGAGCTGGTCCCCACAGACGTAGGCCATGTTCTCGTCCATCTTGGCGAAGAGGATGTCGCTCCGGTTCAGCCGGTCCCCTTCGAGGGCCTGCTCCATGACCCAGCCGTGGATCCGCTTGTCGTCCTTCTGAAAGAAGCTGCCGAGGCCCTTGTGGATCCCGTCGAGGAGGTCGGTGGCGTCCATCTACCCCTCCCCGTGTTCCCGGCGGACGCCGTCCCCGCGCCTCACCACGATTCGCTGGCCGCTCTTCGTCCGGGTGGCGGGCTTGAAGGTAGCACGCTTGAAAACCGGGTCCAGGCGGTTCGAGCGGTCCATCGAGAACTGGGCCGCGACCTCGATGTTGCCCTCGCCCGAAGCGGCTCGGCGCTCACAGTCCTTCTCGTAGGTCCGAACCTCGGCAATCGAGGTGAAGGTCTTCTCGTTGCCCCGCTCGTCCCAGTACTTCCAAGGCTTCTCCCACGCGGAGACCTGGACCCTCGTCCAGAGAATCTCCATGGAGGCCGCCGCGGGGCAGGCGAGGCAGGTCGGGGGGCTCGCGGTCGTGAAGCCCGAGAGGTCCTTGCGGATCACGCCACAGGCCCCACACTGCCAGTCGAGAAGGTTCACTCGCGACTCCCCGCGCCCCAGCCTGGGGGCCGCATCGCGTCCCCGGTGGCCGCGGGGGTCGGATAGACCACCGCGCGCTTCGGATGTACACGGGGCTGCGGCTTCCGCGGCTGTACCTTCCGGTCGGCGGGGTCCACGGTGGAGGGGTTCAGGAGCCTCCCACGGCCCTCCTCGGCGAAGTCCTCCCCGTCAGGAACAGGGGCCGTGACCCGGGGGTCTTGGGGTCGAAGCTGGGAAGCCGCCTCCTCGTAGACCTCGTCCGTGGAAGCCAATGCCTCCACCACGACTGGGACCGGGTCCACCGGAACCTCCTCGGGCTCGGGCTCGTCGTCCACCAGCATCGCGGCGGCGGCCGTGGCCTCCGGCAGATAGCTCATGAAGCTCCCCTTCATCCTCTCCACCGTGTACTCGACGGCCTCCTGGATCGAGAGCCCATTCCGCTCGGCGTGGTTCTTGATTGCCAGGAGGTCTCGGGCGTGGAACCGCACCGCGACCCCACCGATCTCGATGTGGGCGAGCGCGTCCACCCGCTCGAGAAGCTCCTTCGTGTCCGCGATCTGAGGGGTCGGGTGCGAGAGCATCTCCTCGAGCTTCGCCCGGTTGTGGGCGTCCACGACGAGGATGCGGTCGAGGGGGCTCACCCGGCGGAAGCGGTCGAGCTGCTGGACGAGAAGCTCGGGGACCTTGCCCTCGTTGCCCTTGGCGTGGGCGAGGTAGAGCTCGAAGAGAGGGTCTGGGATCTCGAGACGAAGCTTCATGCGATCTCCTTCTGGGGTGAGGGTAGCACGGGAGTCGAGCGGGGCTTCACGCACACCGCCTTGATGGTTTCCTGGGTGTAGCTCCACTCGTGGGCGAGGTTCTTGACCTGGAAGCCCACGGCCTCGCAGTCGCCACGAAGGAGCGTCGGGTTGAAAGCGCAGCGGTGGAAGTCGCCTTCGTCCCGTTGGAGCCCGAAGATGATGGCGTGGGCCCACTCCCGGTCGGGCCCGGTGAGCCAGTACTTGGCGACGTAGTCGAAGTTCGGGACCGCGACGATCATGCGAGAAGCGCTTTCAGGGTCTGGGCGCCACCCCCGAGGACCACCCGGCCGCCAAAAGTGTACGCACCCATGCGGGACCCCCCGTCCTGTTATACTACGCAGGGCAAGGGGCCTCTACGAAAGGCCCCCCACCCCCGGCCAGCATCACACAGGAGGTGACAATGGCCACCGAAGACCCTACCACGGAAGAGTGGCGACCAATCCCCAGCCTCAATGGGCGCTACGCCGCATCGAGCCTCGGGCGAATTCGGCGCGAGACAGCCGGGATCCACACCCGCCCAGGTCGAATCCTCAACCCTCCTACCGCGCGTACTGGATACCCCATGTTTGGTGCCTCCATGGGAAGCCGCCGGCACGTCACCCAGCGCACCGTGCACAGCGTCGTAGCCGAGGCATTTCTGGGACCATGCCCACCGGGCCACGAGGTCAACCACAAGGACAGCGACAAGACCAACGGCCGCCCAGAAAACTTGGAGTACGTGACGCGCAGGAGAAACATGCAACACGCCGTGGCAGCCGGCGTCAGGCACGCGAAGCGCCTGACCCCACAGCAAGTCGAAGAGATTCGCTCGCGGTTTCCCAAGGAATCGGCCGCGGTGCTGGCTGCCCACTACGGCGTTGCTTGGATCACGATCAATCGAATCGTGAAGCACAGGACTTGGAAGCCTCAGGGCCACGAATACACCGTGCTTCCATAGGCATCAGAGTCGAACCCCGTCTCCATGAATTCCGCCGTGACGGGCTGATTTTGGTAGTCCCGCTTCTGAAGCGCCTTCTGAGCGAGCTCCGTGCGGTGGGACGATTCCTCGTTGAGCCTTCGGCGGGTCTCTGCAAGCGGTTCACCATCCTCGTTCAAGATCGTGTGGGCGCAATGGTTGCCGATCGCGAGGCCCATCACGACGTCGTCGTTCGAGCCTGGCGCCGCCGCAGCGTGCATGAGGCCGACCCCCGGCGCCGCGACGAACCTGCGCATCTCGGCGAAGGCATGGGGGGAGTTGATCCGCAGGTCCGAGAAGCCCGAGACGGGATCCTGCGTCGTGACCGCGGTGATGAGCCGGTCGAGGATGATCGGGCGGGTGCGCCTGGAGGTCCAGAACCCAATGCGCTGGGTGAAGCGCTTCTCGAGCTTTCGGGCGTCGAGGACCCGCCAGATCCAGAAGTTCGTGTACCCAAGGTGGGTCTGGAGCTCGTCTTGCACCGCGTAGCCCATCCCGAAGTTGTTCTCGATCGCCACCTGGGCCTCGCCCTCGGTGCCGCTGTAGAGGTGGCCGAGGGCGTCGATCACCGCGGCGAGGATCTTCGTCGAGGCCCACGCCGACAAGAACTCCGCCACCTGCTCGTCGGGTTCCTCGACGGTGCCCACGCGAATGACCTCGACGCTCGAACGATCCTCCCCCACGCCTGCTGAGACGTCCACCGCGATGAAGTAGCGCTGGGCCTTCCGAGGCTGCTCCCACACGAGGACGTAGTCGAGGAGGCCCTCCAAGTCCGCGCTTGAAGGCTGCTTCTTCAACATCCTGAAGCCGTACCCCGGGGGCAGCTCGAAGCTGGGGGTGCCCTGTTCCAGCGCGCTCTCCAGAACGATGTCCTTCTTGGGCATCACCTCGAGCACCGCGGCGATTGGCCTCGCCTGCGCGACGATCCGCTCCATGGTTTCGGGGGTGAAGATACCGTGGCCGCCGACCTGGAAGGCCTCCTCGTCGGTCGCGGGGTACTCCTCGATGAACTTCCACAGAGTCCCCTTCAGCCGATGCGACTCCTTCGTCTTCTCGTACCAGTAGAGCTGGTCGCGGGTGAGCGAGACCTGCTTCCCAAGCCAGTAGCTCGAGCCCTCCTCGCAGCGCTTCGCGTGCTGGAGGGTGTCGGCGTTTGGGCCCCACGCGGGCGGCGCCGGCCTCCGGTGCTTCCTGGGCTCCACGTACCACGGGATGAAGATGGGCTTGAACCTGCCGATGCTCTTCTTGCCCTCCCGCCAGTGCTTGTCCCACCAGTTTCCCGTGCCCTTGGCGGTGCTTTCGAAGATCGCGAGGGTCCGGGGGTGCACGGGGACCCCCGGGAGCAGCGCGTCGTCGATCTGCTCAGGATGCGCCCACGTGGAGAGCTCCGTGAGAGTGAGGGTGGAGATCGTCTGGCCACGCCCCAGGTTCCCCTTTTTCTCGGACTCCCCGCGGGTGGAGTCCCCCGCGCGGCTCCAGACGTGGCTCCCCGTCAGAAACTCAAGCTCTTGGGGAAAGGTCTCCACCCGGGTCTTGAGGCCCACCCGCATCCACCACGGGAGGTTGTCGAGGATCCTCAGAAACATGTCCACGATGAACGTGGACTGCGAAGGCACGTCTCCCGCGACGAGGGCGAAGATGTCGGCCTGGGTAGTGATCCGGTGCGCGACGAGGGCCTGGGAGAGAGTGCTGCAGCCGAGCTGCCGGGCCTTCAGCGCGTTGATGAGCACGCCATCCGCATCCGCACCCAGCACTCGTGCTTCACGCTCGATGGTGCCGATCCTGTCGAGGATGAGGCGCTGGGAGTCCCAGAGCCGAAGCTTCATGAGCCCCGCACCGCCCGCCGAGATGATGGCGTAGCGCTCCGCCCAGTAGAGGAAGTTGGCCTTGGAGACGAGCCTCTCGTTCGCCACGAAGTCCGCTTCGTCTTGCTTGAAGGGCCGGCGCTGGATCCCCTCCTCAGGGTCCCACAGCGCGTCGAGGCGCTGCACCCATTCCTCGACCTGCGGAAGGCTGTACTCCCGGAGCGTGACGTCGAAGGCCCGCTCGAGGCGGGAGACTGACGCGGCGACGACCTCAGGGCTGTACATGCGCGCCTACGTGGGAGTCGAACACGGGCGGTGCACCGGCTCCTTCCACATCCACCACCAGCCCGTGCGGGGCTTGGCCCAGCGGCGCCAGAGCGGGAGAACCGGGGGATAGGGATCAGCCAGCGGGTGCCAGAACCCTGGGACCGTGGGCGGGTCCTTCTTCCGGTTCTTCACGGCTCCTCGACGACTTCCGCGTCCACCGTCTCCTCCGCGGCGTAGAGCGCCCTGTCGCTCTTCACCTGGAACTCCCGGAGCCCCTGGACCTGCATCGCCTGGAACTGGTTCTGCTGCACGACGACCCCAGGGCTCTTCTTCAGCAAGCCCCCCACCTCGAGCGCGAGCTTCTGCCGCTGGAGGCTCGGCTCCTTCTCCACCTTGCCCGTGCCGTCGCAGGCGCCGCACTGGAGGTCCTTGCCGAAGCACTGGGGGCACTTCATCTTCCTGGGCAAGGCCCGGCGCATGGTGTCCTCCGCGACGTCCGGGAGGAGCCTCGCCACTTTTCGAAGGCTCCGCATGTGGGCCTTCGCCATCTCGCCCTCGCGGATGAGCTGGATCAGGCGCTGGGGCTTCACCCCACCGTCGATGCAGAGCTTCGCGAGGGTGCGGTCCTGGCCCTCTGGGTCCGCGAGCAGGCTCCAGAGGTAATCCACGTCCTCGTCGTGGGGGCCGTGGGCCAGGATCTCCACCAGCACCGCTCTCCCCCCGACCTCCTGCTCGAACGTCGCGAGGCAGCGCTCCACCAGGCGGTTGGGCTGCTTGCTGTTCATCAAGCTCGCTGGGTCTCTAGGCATCCCGGATCTCCAGCGGGGGCCCAAGGAGCAGCCCGCACCCCAGGCAGAGCCAGTAGTAGGGCCGGGAGAAGTCCTCCTCAATCCGGGAGGAGCAGGCGGGGCACACGGGGCTACTCGGCACCGCTCCCGAAGCGCTGGGAGGCTTCCCAGAGTCGAGCCTGCTCGGCTTCGTCGGTGTGGATGAGCTCGATGTCGGGATCTCCTTCTCCACGGGCCTTGCCCTCCAAGTGGTCGGCGATTCTCTCCGCGGCGTCGGCGAGGCGGCGGACCTCGCGGGTGAGCCCCACGAGGCCCCGAGCGGTCTGGAGCCAGTCCTTGAGGCTCACGGCAGGAGTTCCGCGGTCGGCACGTAGCGGGACTTCCCCTTCTTCAGCATGGTGAGGAGCGGGCCCTGCTTGAAGAACTGGTCGGCGATCCCTGGGAGGATGCGGATCTTCGTGAGCTCGTTGAGCTCGTTCAGGGACACCGGGCCCATGCCCACCGCAGCGACAGCCGGAACCGCCTCCGCGAGCGCGGGGAGCCCCACGATCGTGACGGCAGCCGCGATTCCACCGAGCTTCAGGAACGAGCGGCGAGACGTCAACGCCTTCCCCCCATCCTCTTGCTCCCCGGGGCCACCCTGCCGAGGCTCCCGAAGTCCACATCCCCCTTCTTGCCCACGTCCTTGGCGCCGGCCGCCGCGGCACGCTTGGCGGCAGCCGCCCGAGCGATCGCGCCGAGGTCCTTGTTCATCCCCTCCGTGACGGCGTTCTTGTCCCCCTCCGCGGCCCGGCGCTTGTCCTGCAGCCGGCGGTTGTCCCCCTCGGTCCCCGGCGACACATCCTGTGCCATGGCTCAGCTCCTTTGCCGCGAGGCGGCGTATGCAGGGAGGGTAGGCCCACGCGGTGCACGGCGTCAAGAGAAAGCCCCGCGCCCAGGAATCGAAGGGGCCAAGGATAGCCCCGAGGACGCGGGAGGCAGGAGGTTTGTGGGGCTTTGTCTCCAAAGCCCCGGAAGGA